GACCAACCGCCACAAGGCACTGAGCAAGGGCATCAGCAAGGGTGAGAAGCCCCTGTCGGTCATGCGCCGCCTGATCGCCATCAGCACCCTGACCAAGCGGACCCTGCCCCGTGCGTCCCGCATATACAAGCAGGATGCCATGTGGATCCGCAGCAAGTATGCCAAGTCTTTCGGACGCCTGTAAAAAAATATAAATGAAATATAAGATGGTCAATTCACCCACTTCCCCACGGAACAGAAATAGCAGAGTGGCGAAGATTATCAAAAAGACGAGATTACTCTATATTTCTCTAGGTCTCAGTGCCGCAACTGCTACCTATATAATAGGCCTTACCGTCCAGAGGGTACAGAGAAATGCAGCGGCGAGAAATCGCTATACTAGAAATATTGAAAATTATAGTAAATATTGTGGCTGGACGGGAAAGAGTCGGAACGCGCCGAAAAACTTCCATTGTGTCAAACCCGTCAGACCAAGCTCTATGGCGGTTCCCAAGGGGTTTTTTGGGCACGTGAGCGATGTGGCGCTGGCCACCAAGTACCTCGTGATTACTATGATGATGTGTGCAATGATAGGAACATTATCTATTGCCTACCTCAAAGTTCAGCAATCGCGCCTAGTCGGAATTGCTAGAGGTCGAGCCATTGCGGAAGCCGGGTTGGCAAAGCGATCTGGGGAGACTACAGTGCGCACGGCTGAAAAATTAGAAGATGTTACGGCAGAATGTATAAACGGTGCCAAAGATCTGATAAAAGCACTAAATAAACTTGATAGAGACCTGGCGGCCGCTGCATTAAATAATAGTCCAAACAAAAATTCTAAAATTCTACAAATTAAAGTATCAAAGGCTTATGTCGAGGAGGCTCTCGCACCTGCTCTCGCACGAACGGCCGCCGCGGGCCGGGCTCAGCAATTCTTTTTGGACACTTTGACGAGTGAAGAAAGAAGAATATATAATGACCAACTTAATAACTTTATTGCTGGTTCAGGAGCCATGGCGATTGCAATGGCCAATCAACAACAGGCTGCGAGTGTCGCCGCAAAAGCCGGTCTGGCGCTCACTGCAGCTGCAAACACCGGCAAGAAAATAGCCATGGCTTATGGAACGGGTGGCACGTCTTTGGTATTGGGGGCGCCCACGCGCCGCAGATCTCCAGTTGCGGCTCTTCCCGCCCCGGGGAACGCAAAATCTCCGCGTCGAAACGCTAGTCCGAACACGTCACCTCGTCGTAGGTCACCAACCAAGTCTCCCAACTCGAGAAATGCCAACAACTCATTAAACAACCTCTTGAGACAGTTCAACCGCTAAACCCACTCAACAGGATCCCAAATACCGTGGATAGCCGGACCAATAGGGAAAAAAGGCTCTATAGACCACTCACCCGTGTGACTCAACAGGTCCATGAGGATATGGAAAGCATAAATTTTTCTAAACTTTGAATTTTGGATCAAAATTAGAAACCATAAAGAGTGGGGTAACTTGTAAAAATATGTATATGACGACCAGTTTTTTATCACCCGCCAAGGCGTGTTTGGGTCCACAAAGGCCCCCCCGGGTGACAAAAAAAGTGCCATGGGTAGGTCAGGGGCTATCGCCCAAAAGGCATCCTCCAGCTGTAAAGGGCCAAAGTACAACCTTGTGGTGGCCAAGTGACCTATCCAGAACATCCCTACTTAAAACTAATTTTAATTCAAAATTCATGGAGCAGGCCCTCCGGTCCATGGCCGAGGACATCTGGGCGTCCCTCGGGCCGGGCTACAGCGAGTCCGTGTACCACTGCGCCTTTGAGGTGGCTCTGAGATCCCAAGGAATCTACTATGAGACCGAGCGGATAGTCCCTGTGTACTATGCGGGTCTGAACGTCGGCCACGTCAGAGCCGACCTCATCGTGGACCGCAAGGCGGTCATAGAGCTCAAGTCGGTAAGTCGTCTTACAGACGCGTACCGAATTCAGACCCAAAATTACCTCAAGCTCCTCGACCTGCAAGAGGGGTTCCTCATCAACTTCCCGGACAAGAAGGGGGCTCTCGAATTTGAAACCATAATTCGGGAAAAGCCCACCGAACCTATTCCTGACCAGATTGACTGTTGACTTCTTTTTTCCTCAACATGATTTTGGGCAAATCGCATTTTGCCACTCCTAGAAAGGCCACCTTGCATTCACCAATTTTTCGGCACCTTTCGATAAAAGTAATAGGATCATAACACCCTTTCATTATGTTGCAATGTGTACAACATGGAACGCAATTATCTATAGTATAATTCTTTGATGACTCCAAACGGTCTATACCATTTACCGTCGTGTCGAGATCTAAAAACTCGCAATAAACACACGGAGATTTCACCATTTCTAAAGCCACCTCATCAGCAAGTTCCCATAGTAAATCTCTTTTTGTAGCACTTGTTTTCATTTGGTTTAGTTTTGTCGTGGCGCATTTCTTGCGCCTCGCCTGAAGCTTGGCATTGTATCCCACGGCGTCCTTTTCCTTTTCACGTTGAACCCATGCGTTAGCCGCCTGTCTACACTGTTCCAGAACCTTTTCCTTATTATCTCCTCTCCATTTTTCAACCAATTCTTTATGAGCTGGTGTTGAATTCTGTCTATTGTATTTTTCTCTACACTTTTTACATAGTTTACATATCCTGTTTCTAGAATTTACGAACTCTTCTTTGGGCTGGGGGGACCTAGAGCAGTTCGAACACTTGACGAGGTCGTCCATTATTATTATAGTAGTACATAAAAACTTTACTCTTTATCTAGTTTGTGCGTATGAATTCCCACTGTAATTCATTACACATTTTCTCCCATATTTGATCCTGCACGTATAGCTTCTCACGACTCTTGAGCAACGGAAAGCACGGCAAAAACTCGTCCTCCCCTAGCAGCTCACACATCTTGTAAAGACAATAACTATACGATAAAAAGTTCTTTCTATTAGCTGGTTTATGTTTCTCAAAAGGAGCCTGTATCTTGTGGAACATAAGCCTGAGCTTATCCTCGAGCGCCTGAGGCATTGTAGGTGGCTGGATGCCGTTTAGAATAGTCGATATATAGGGCACATGCTCATAGTACTTGGCCCAGTTCAGTTTCTTTAATAATGTCTTGACCTTTTCGTGTGTAATCTCTGATAGATCTTTGATCTTCTGCTTTTTGAACTCTGACCGAAGCTGGTCAACGACAATTTCCGGTACACTCGTTGACTCCTTGGCCTGAAACTGACTTATCCACTCGTTAAAGTGGTTCTCGCGTTTGTACGAGTACACGACGTTCTTCTCCATCTCCTGCTCCTCCTTGAACCCCAATTCGTTTCCAAGAATGTACTCGATCGTCCCGCACTGCGAACAGGCCTCCTCACTCAACACGTCATCAAACACGCGCGTGTACATGGCCCCACAGCCCTTACATGGCTTCAGGTGGTCCTCTTGCCCCTTTGGACACGTGTCGAACTGCCCTTCAACCTCGGTCATGTACCGCTTGTAAATGTCCTGCCTCTGAACACCCTTGCGACTCGACACCTTTAGATTAAGCAGCTGCTTAGTACTCACCTCTTCGGTAGCTTCGGTCGTATAGTCCTTTATTATGTGAACGCAGTCCAACAGGTACTCGGCCATTTCATCTTGGGACCTACACTCCTGTATTCTTGTATTAAACCGCGCTTCCATCTGTGATAAACTACTTTAATTTTTAAGGATCAATTTTTGGAGCTAAATAGAACTTCAAATCACCTAAATTAGCAATTGTATATCTGAAGATAATTGGCATATTTTCATTCTCAGAGTCCTGCATGAGCTGGACGCTCGAGCACATATTGGTCGCCTTTGTGAACAGGTTGATGTACTTGAGGCTGAAGGTGTTGCCAGTGCGCTTGACAGGGGGGTCAGGGAACTCGATGCTCGTCATCTGGTCCGCAAAGTCACCCTTGCAGCTCAGAATGAGCGTCTGATTCTCGCGAATGATGTCCATCTCTACCGCCAAGTTGCCCATGTCGCGTGTAATGCGTTGAAAGTCTACAGAGGGCAAAGTGGTCACGACATTCATGTGAATGTCCGGGAACTCGATGATGTCCTCGTTAATGTCCAGCAATTTCAGACGGAATTTGGTTGAAGATTTCTTGACTGGGTTCTCGATCAAAAGGTCCATATAGTCACGGCCCACGATGTTGATATCAAGAGTGTCCTGACCTGATACGCTCTTGAGCAGCTTGTACACGTTGGCCATGTTGAGGCCGGCAACCACGTCACTCGGGCACTCGTACTCTTCAAAGTTATCGGCCGACAAATTCATATGTACGAGCGTAACACGCGCAGTATCCAGGGTCAAAATGTGGATTCCACTGGCGGTGAAATACACATTGACGTCGTTGATGATATCCTTGAGCACCTCGAAGACCGACTTTAGGGCAGAAGCCTGTATCGTCTTCAGATGCATTCTTGTTTTCAAAGGTTTACAATTCTCTAACCCTGTTCTACCGCTGTCCAACTTTTTGGTACGCGTCCTGGACGTCCCCACCGATCCGCGCCTCGAGTTCAGGTGTCAGGCGGGGCTGTAGAGACTCCCCGTACCGTTCAATTTCAAACATATCCGGGTTGTCTGTACCGTCGAGGTTTGCCCCTACACCCGCGTCCCACGACTCAAAGTCACAAGGTACCATAGACTCGAGCCACACCTGAACCTCTTTGCCGACCAGCATTTTCCCGTCGTTTGTTACGAGGGTCGGGACGCGTGTTATTTTCTTTGAAGGTATCCCCTGATCATTTACGTTCCAAAATCGAACAATCTCAAGGAGGGCCGGCTGTGTCTTGATGTACAATAGAATATCTTGAGACCACTTGCATTTGTCAGAGTAGACCAGCAAGGCCATTTAAATTTACAGAGTTTTTTTCAATCAATCTTTTTTCGCAGCAAATGGTAATGAAGGACCTGATCATACTGTTGCTGGTCGCGTTAATTCTTTTTCTAATTTGGAATAGCAGTCAGGGGGCTGGTTACTCGGCCGAGAGCCCCTCTCCGGCCGGCCCCAGTGATGCGCCCGTCTCCCCTGACGTGACGCAGGTCATCATCGAACAGGTCCAGAAGCGCCTCCCCACAACGTACCCTCTGGAAACTCTCTACATAAAGAGCCGGGGTGGCAACGTTTATGACGCCCGTTTCATGTTCTTCAACACAGAAGGGTATTATGGTACCCAGTATGACGTGAGTGCAAGTGTCGGGTCCGGCGGCGACGTTCAGATTCTGAGCCAGTCTGAAACGGCGGTCACGGGTGACACCGCCAACCCAGGCTACAAGCCCGACAAGTATCAGCCCTATGAAATGATAGAGGCGAATCTTGACCAGCAGCTGAAGGATGCTCTCAAGGCGAATAAGGGCACGCCCGGTGGCCTGATCGGTACTCCACGTGAACTCGCAAGTGGGTCACCCGCGCCAGGGCCGTCTCCATCTTATTAGAAGGGAATTATAGATGGAAATTGCTTCGGCCAAAGAAATGCTAGCGGCCGAAAAGAAGAGGGCCTCTGCAAAAAAAGAATACTACAAAGCTCTGCTTGAACAATTTTCTAGAAAAATTAAGCACTCTGTCGAACTGGGTAAAAAGGATGCCATCCTGACCGTCCCCACGTTTCTGGTCGGGTACCCCAAGTATGACCTGGCGGCTACGGTCGTCTATATGTCACGGCAGTTGGGGCGCCTCGGCTACAAAGTTGAACTCGTGGGCCCTTTGGACCTCAAGGTGACGTGGAGAAATACCAGAATTGATCAGGACGAAGAGGCTGAAACGGATGACCCCGTCACATTCTTGCCCAGTCTCGTGAACCTTCAAAAGACGGCACAGAAGCTGCGCGTGACCAAGAAGAAATAATTGCTCCGCATTTACCAGAACGATGGACATCCTCAACGAGTCCGAGCGCCGATTCACCAAGAAACTCTGTGATGCCATGATCCCCGTGATGATCGAAGCCTTTTGGGAGATTTGGCTCGAGGCCAAGAAGGAGTCCCAGGGCAAGAACACCACGCGGGTTTTTCAGGAGCTTCTGCGAGGTGTCAAGACGTGGAACTCTTCAATTTCACTCAAAAATACAGAGGCGATCATGAAGAACCAGGCTCTGTTCCCGAACCTCCTGGCGGCCGTCTTTGTAATTCATGTTAAAATTCTGAGTGCGATTAGAACCGACAAAAAGTCAAAGAAGATCAGCATCAAGCTCCCGGCAAATGACGTTTTTGTCCAGCGGTGCTACGAGGCGTGCGCCAAGGACCTGTACGAGAGCCCTTACATCATCAGCGAAAACAACAGCGAGTCTGAGCGAAACGAGGATCTCAACAAGCGTTTTCACAAGCACATCTGCCTCGTCATCGAGGACCTCGTGCCGACGGCCGAGATTCTGAACACGTACCTGCCTCTTCCAGCAGGGGGCGGGGATCTGGACATGAATCACGATGACGAGGATCCTGAGCAGGAAGAGGACGAGGTTCCCGATATTCAGGATGAGATGGATGCCATGCCCACTTCGGATGACGCCGCGGGAACGAGTGGGGGTGGCGGCTCTGGTATGGAGATCGGCAAGACTCCAGGGGGTGTGGACAACATGGTCACAACGACCGACGGTCTTACACCTCCGAGTGTGCCTGGTACGACGCCCGCTGCAACAGAACCCAACATTCCAGAACAGACGTTGTTTGACGACGCCCCGGTTAAGATTCAGAAGTTGGGCGCGTAAATCTATTAAATAAGATGTTGTAAACTTGTAAGATGGAGCACTACTTCAAAGAGCCTTTTAGTGCCGCCATCATCGCAGCAGCAGCAGTCATGGCGTATGTGTTTGTCAAGGCCAAAATGAACAACGAGGGCAAGGTGAAAAACTCGGAGTATTTCAAGAATGCTTTCTTGGTCGGTCTTTTGGTTTACTTTATTGTCAGCCAGGGGCAGGGGTCCCACGAGCCGATCATGAGAGAACCATTTTAACTTAAGGAAAAAGTGCTATTTTAAATGTAAATGACTACCCTATCTGCTTTCAATGAGATGTGGGGTCAGTTCCTCGGTGAACTCGCGCAGACCTTCCCCGATGAGCCCAAGATCAAGGAGGCCCAGGCCGCCCCAGCGAATCGCGAATCTTTCGACAAATTTATGCGGGACATTACCCCATGGACAACTCAGATGATGGCCAAGGACGCCTCTTTCTTTTGCGATACCAACGCGGTCGTGGCCAACCTGAATCTTCACGAGATCTGGAAGACCGAGGAGTGTACCGAAGGGACCAAGGCGGCTATTTGGCAGTATTTCCAGACTTTGTACATGCTCGGCACGACCATCAATATGTTCCCCCCGGAGACGCTGAGCATGATCGAGGCGGCCGCAGAGAACTGTGCGAAAAATATGAAGAAGCGGCCGGACGGTCAGGTTGACGAGGCTTCGCTCATGGCTGGTATGAACAGCATGTTGTCCCAGATGCTCGGTGGGGGCGGCGGGGCGAACCCACTTGCCGCGATGCTCGGTGGTGGTCCAGCCCCTCGTCAGACGCCAAAGGGAAAGCGCAAGCCTGCGAAAAAGATTTCTCAGTAAACAACAGATGGACGTAAAGGATATTTTCAAAACCAGTGAGCTTACTGACTTTTGGCCGACCGCAAAGCAGTCCGCAAAGGAGCGCGTCATGGCGACGACCCGTTTCATTATTTACGCAACAATCGTAGTTTACCTTATTAACCGTGACCCGCGTGTTTTTGCACTCGGCGCACTGGCTTTCGGCGTTCTTTATTACATGTGGACGTCTAACCTCATTTCAGACGGCCTTCTTCGCCCAGCTTACGGTGATGGACGCTCCCCCAGCCTTTTGCGTGATGAGGTGACGCTTCCGACCGTCACCAACCCCATGGGCAACGTGTTGATGAGCGAGTACACAGAGAATCCAGACCGCCCACCGGCCGCTTGGTATCCTAGCGTTCGCGGTGACGTTCAGGCGGCATGGAGCACCATCCACCCTTTTGAGCGCGTGCGTGACGCCGAGCGCAATTTTTACACCACCGCATCGACCACCATCCCCAACGACCAGAACGCTTTCGCAACCGCCGCCTACGGCAAGCAGTTCGCCCCAATGTGCAAGGACCAGGGCGGTCGGGCGTGCGATCCCGACAATTTCCAGTTCCATTTCCCAGAGCGTACGCAGATGCGCGCAGGTAACGGACGTTAAGCCTGGTTTTTTTCGCAACTAAAATTAAGAATGCCACGTCTTGATGCGGCTCCCGTTATTCTCCAGCCCAACGTCCATATGGGCCCGGCGACCGTCGTGCTCGAGGACCTCGCCGACACGGGCTCTGCTCTTCGCGAGCAGACGACCACGGCGTGGAAGAAGGGGTGGTCAGAGCAGACCTATGATTTCCCCAATTCCTATGTGACCATCCCACAGCGCGTCATGACGTGGGATCCCATCAGCACGTACGCAGATGATCAGAACGATCGCTTCGTTCAGCGTTACCACGTAAAGAAGTAAAAAAAATAGTACATACTCATAACTAGCGATGGACCCCCTCGCGTTGGCCGCAGTTGTCGGTCTTGTGTTTGCCGGTAAGCGTCTCTCGGATGGCCAGGAAGAGCCCCAAGGACGCAAACCACTGCCAACCACTCGACCAATTACCCGTCGTGATGTTGATCTCGCAGCGAATGCTCGTGATCACTCCAAGGATGCCTTTGACTTGCGCATCATGACACCGAATCTCGGTCGCCGCATCGGTGACTGGCGCCTTCAGCCAAAAGAGGCGGTGGGCAATCTCCAGGACGTTTCTCCAGATGCGAACCGTTTTCCTTTCGGTCAGCCCGTTTACGACCTCTATAACCGTCAGTATGTGACGAACAAAATGAATAACCTCCAGCCAATTGAGCGCCGCCGCATCGGTCCAGGTCTGGGCGTCGGGTCCAACGTGGATGCCGCAGGTGGTTTCCACCAGTACTTCCGCGTGTTGCCCAACAACGTCAATGAGGAGCGCCTCACGACGCTCGAGGGCCGCACGGGTCCCGCGGACTCCTTTATCAAGAGCGGTGGCGCTGGTGGTATCGGTGAGGTGACGCACCAGGCCAAGGAGACCAAGGCGTGGTACCGCAAACCTACACAGAACCGTGGTCAGGGTCAGGGCGGCGCCATCACCGGTGCCGAGGGGCGCCCAGAGTTCCTCAAGACGGCCCGGAGCACCATTCGCGACGAGCAGACGACGCGCAATGACACGCTCTCCATGGGCCCGGCCCAGTACAACGTGGCTCAGCCGTATGCCGAGGGTGGTTGTGGTGCATATACCGACAAGGCTCTGACGCGTAGCAGCGACAACCGCTCCAACCCGGATCGTGCAGGTAACGCCGGTGGGATGAACGTCCGCAACGATCCAGTCAACCAGGTGGGCGCCATGACCAACCTCCGCCCAGAGTCCAAGCCGGTGCCCGTTTCGCATATGAACGGTGCTCGGTTCCAGAACTATCTGGGTCCAGAGTTTTACAGATTTGTGGAGAAGAAGGACAAGCTCAACCCTCTGGCCTCGTCCAAGTGCCTCGACGTGGCCATCCAGCAGCTCGAGAAAAACCCGATCGCCCTCCCGCCCCTATCTGCCGTTTAAAATAATCTAGACCAATTGTAAAATGAGCGGTGGTATCGTTCAACTTGTCGCAACTGGTGCTCAGGACGCTTGGCTGACTGGCAAGCCTGAGGTTTCCTTTTTCCGCTCCAACTACCGGCGTTATACCCACTACGCCAACTCGGTGGAGCGTCAGGTTATCCAGGGCGCCCCAATCGCCGGCGGCATCTCCACCATCCGTTTCGAGAAGAAGGGTGATCTGATCAACTACGTGTACCTGACGGCTCGTGACGGTAACGGTTCTTTGGTGTCCGTGACCAACTGGTCCAACGTCATCGACAAGGTCGAGTTCATGATCGGCGGCCAGGTCATCGACACCCAGGACGTGACCTACTCCACCCAGATCGAGCCAGTGACCGGTGCTCAGAACTTCAGCCAGCGTCTGCTGCTCGGTAACAGCGGTAACCAGCTGTACTCGAACAACACCATCTCCGGCTTTTACCCACTCAAGTTCTTTTTCAACAAGGACTGGTCCGTGTCCCTGCCCCTGGTGGCTCTGCAGTTCCACGATGTGGAGCTGCGCATCACCTGGTCGTCCAACCTAGCCGCCGCAACTGGTTTCAACGGCGCCGCCAACGCCACCAACTACAATAACCTGCAGTACATCGCGTGGTGCAACTTCACGTACCTGGACCAGGCCGAGCGCGACTACTTCGCCAACACGCCCCAGGATCTGCTGATTACCCAGGTCCAGCGCACGATCGTCCTGGGCTCCCAGACGATGCAGGAGCTGGCTCTGGCCCAGCCAGTCAAGTTCCTGGCCTTTTCGACTGCCAATTATGGTTCGACCTACGGTGGCACCGGCTCCGGTTCCGTAACCGTCAAGGATTACATGCTCAAGACCCAGGTGAACGGCACGGACATCGGTGAGTTCCGCCACCTGCCAGCCTTTGTGGATCTGCCCCAGTACTACAATACGCCATTCGGCTACCTGCCCAATGGTGTCAACTGCGGTACCGCCAATGTCGGCATCATCAGCTACTGCCTGGACACCTCCAAGCTCCAGCCCACCGGCACCCTGAACTTCTCCCGTCTGGACACGTACCGCATCGTCGTGCCCCCCACCATCACCATCGGTGACCTGATCAAGAGCACGTACCTGTACGCAGTCGGCTACAATGTGCTGCGCATCCAGAACGGTCTCGGGTCGCTGCTCTACGCCAATTAAATTGAACCTAAAATATAGCATGCAACTCTGGCACTGGGTCCTCATTTTTGGACTCGTGTTTTTGATTACTTACAGTCCGCGTACGGGAAATCTCCGTGACTTTTTTGATACAGAAATATCAGAGGGGCGCCGTCATGACGACTCCCCGAGGCCCTCGCGAGAGGCACAAAGCAATAGCCATACCCGTCAGCATAGTGAATGAAGTTCCCCACTTTCTCATTGTGCACGACAGAAGATACCGTGAATGGACTTTTGTCACAGGCGGGTGTCGCCGACGCGAGATTTACAACCCACTTCGGTGTGCGGTTCGTGAACTCGAAGAAGAAACACGAGGCATCATAAACCTGAAGAGAGGCTCCTACGCCTACTTCAAGTTTTCGACCAACACACCAGAACCAAGGGACGTAGAGGATGGAGTGGACGTTCTGAACCACTATCACGTCTATGTATTTAACATGCAAATGACCCCAGTGGAACAGCGCCACATAGTCAAACGGTTCACAGAGGAAATGGGCAAGATGGACGCAAACTCCGTGCCCTTCCGCAAGAATTACGATGAAAATGACGACTGTAAATTTGAGAACCTCGATTCTATTTCAAAATTGCCTAACCTCTGGCCCATGATACGTCAGCACGTCTTGGGGAACCCTGAATTTCAACAGGCACTGAATAACCCTAAAATTCCGTTTAATTTGAGGGTCTAGACACCAGTTCCGAAGGAACTGTAGGCCGCCGCGCTACGCGCGACCAAATAAGTGCTACGCACGAGGATCGCGCTGCGATCCGAGGGAAATCTTCGATTTCCTTTACTATAGGATGACCCGATCCAAAATCGAGTTCGCCACCATCCTGGCCACCATGCGTGGTCAGGGTGAGGACCCTAAACAACTTGCTCAGGATATGTCCCTTCGCAAATTGTGTTATGAAATTGAAAAGCTTGAAAACGAGTCTCAGCCGCAGGCTGAGACAATCGCCAAAGTTCCAGAGCCCCTCGAGGAACCCCCTAAAAAGTCAAAGGGTCCACGGCCCTTTTGGTCTTGGCTTTTGGCAGATAGTGATGATGAAGACTCTTAGAGAATTTAGTCTCTAAATTGATAATGTCAATAGAAAGATGGCGGATCCCGAATGGTCACGCCACCCACGTCCTCATGGACGGTGGGATCCTGTTCGTACCCACAGAAGAGACCCGGGAATTTTATCAGGCTTGTGTGGATACGATCAATTTAGGAACAAAATTGTATGTGGTCGAACAAAAGACGGAACTTTTCAAATTCTTTGTAGACCTGGACTACAAGGCCCAAGAGAAACTAAAGGATGAAGATCTTCTTCAATTTTGTTCCATAATTCATGAAGCTTTGGGGACGAGCTCAAGGTGCCTCATTGCCAGGGCCCGCCCAAGGTCTGTAGGACCGGGCCTTATAAAATCAGGGGTCCATATCCACTGGCCAGACCTGATCGTCACCAGGACCCAGGCTCTTAATTTTAGATCAAAAATAATTTTGAATTTATCTCAAGACTTTGTCTTTGACTGGGACCACGTGATCGATGCTTCCGTCTATGGGGGGTCAGGCCTCAGGATGTTATGGTCCCACAAGAAACCCACAGGGGACCCATACATTCCATGGCGGGACCTGAACGGCACACAGTTTGCCAAGGAGCCAAACGTGGAAACCCTAGAGCTCTTTGCGGTCCGTACGGATGAGGAGCCGCGCCAAGAGGAGGTGCTCGAGAATAACGGCCCACTCGAAGACTTTGTGCGCAAATACCTGGAGGGTCAGGGGAGGACACACATCAAGAAGGTCCAGAGACACGATCATGACGGGTGGTTTGCTCAGACGGACGCCAAATACTGTGAGAGGCTCCACAAAGAGCACAAGTCAAACCATATATGGTTTTCTATACGTTCTGGACGCATCTCACAGCGGTGCTTTGACGAGGACTGCCGCGAGTTCAGGGGTCAGGAACATATTCTTCCTCCATCAATAGTAGAGCAACTCAACGATGTTGCTATTGTGGGTAGTCCTTCTTGTAGTTTTCTTATGGATTTTCTTCCCGATGGGCCCGGTCGCACGCTTCAAGAAATACAAAGAAAAGGTTCACAAGTACTCGGGTCTGGACCCAAAGAGCTGGGAAAGATTTTTGACCAACATCCAAGAGTTCGAACGGTTGGCTTCGACGGACCAACTTGATGAGTCGGCCAAGTCGCTCTACGCCTGTGTTGAAAATATCAGAGACATTGCGATGGGAATAAGACGCGCAGATGATTCAGAGCACCAGGAGGAGCTCAATGCCATAGCAAACGAACTGGGTTATGAAGGAGAATTTATAATAAACCAAAATGCAATTTCTCGAGGCATCCACTTCTTCCCCAAGTACTTAAACGAGTCACTCGTAGACTATCCAGATGGCCGATCAGAAGGACCTTTCCCCCGACTCCGCGCCGACACCTGAAGCCCGGACGCGCTCCGGGCGCATTTCCAAGCCCCCTGTACGTTACGAGCCCGTTGAGCAGGTCGAGGACGATTACGCAGCTGAAGATTACGATTCCGACGAGTCCGAAATTAAGAGTGACGAGGACTCTGATGATTTCTCCGAAGAGGATGATGACGAGGAAGATGCCGACGAGGATGGAAATTTAGACGGCTTTGTCGTGCCAGATAAAAGCGAGAGTGGTGAGTCAGACAGTGACGACGATGGAAAACCTGCCCTTCCTGTCAAAAAGCGACCAGCCGTCCCAGTCAAGAAACGGACCGCCGTCCGAAAATGAGTGGCCGGTTCAGGAGCCACAGCGCATCTTTCAGAGAGATATCGAGTCTCCAAAAGATCCACTTGAGTTTCTAAAAAATACCAACCCCGTCGGTCTGATCCTGCTCGGCATTGTCATCGGTGTTCTTATTGTAAGTATGCGTCCTATTGTAATTAATGGGGCTAAGTGACCAAGTCCGAAGGACTTGTGAACCCCGGGCCAAGGCAGGAGCAAGAGGTCTCTACGAGACCTGTTCTTGACTCAGAATCAGGTTACCATGTAAAGTATCGCGCTTCCAGAATTTGAGTCGTTACCAACAAACTCCCCGATAGGACCCGTGCGTTTCACACGGACATCCTCCTGAAGAAAACCCAGCCAAGGATTCTCGCGAGTCTGATCGGCTGGTTCCATATCTCTGAATACATCAAACTGATTGTCATGAGCGGCAACAGTTTGAGATATTCTTGCGGGTGCGGGTGGGAACCGCTTGTACGCGAGGTACAATAGGGCCAACACTATCACGACCGCAATTAGTTTAAATAACATTATTATTACTTGGCAATATTTTAGGCTGCATCAGGCACCTCCTCCTC